CATTTCTGCTTGCATGCGTCCAAACTTAGTATTTAAGTGGATTTGCGTAAGTCTTGACGTACTGCTAATTTCATCGGTACGCTCTTGAATTTTGTCAAAGAATGTCGCCGCTTGCGACAAACCTTCACGCATCTTTTGCTCTCGCTTTGCTTCTTCTTCGTCGGCCGGCGCGGCGAATTCTTGCAGCAGATCAGTGATAGCCTGCTCGATCTCGCCGGCTGGACTTTCGCCCGGCTCCGCGGTGCTTTTAAGGTATTCGCGCAGGTCGGCAACGAGCGCTATGCACGCCGCCAGAATATCTTCCCACGCAACTTTTGAGCCTAAATGCTTATCGACAATTTTCGAGACCTCTGGTGCGATCGCAATCTCGGTTTCGTCTGCAATCATGTTGTACGCAATTTGCGCACACAACAATTCGACAGACGGCTTTCCGTCAGTAAGTTTTTCGCGCACATGCGAAAACTTTTTAGCGTGCCGAACAAAGTATGGCGCAAATCCGCCCCAGCTTTGCACGACTGTACGCCGGCTTAACCGAGTAATCATGCTTTTGGCTATAATGCCTGCCGCATAGTTATCTATTGCTCCCGCGGCTATTTCAGCGGGTGCGGCAGTGGCGCTTTTGGGATTGCAAATAAACTGCATGAGTTTGCGAGGAACTGCTCGCATAGACGTGCTGTTAATGTCTGCAATAATTTGCGTGTTAACTTCTTGCGCAATTTGTACGCGCAGCAGCACAAAACCTGTCAGCGCGTCAATTTCTGCATCTTCGGCGTCAGCATCTTTGGTCGCAATTACGCTGTCCGGCGACACGTAAATTACTTGCTGCTTGCCTTCAGCTAAATCGGCAGAAACGCCATTGCTATCTGCACCGGAGCTGAACTGGACGACATACGTAATTTTTGTCGTTGCGTCCGCTACGGTGTTGGCATTCCGCGTGAGTGTGCGTAATGCGCGAATAGCCTTATTTTTCGCTTCATTTTCTTCCGACGATGCGTAGTACACCGAACGGAAGGATGAAAACGAGCTGCGAAATAATCTACTGGGAGAGTAGTCGCGATATCCGTCGTACCGGAAACTGCTTTGCCGGTACCAGGACGGCGCCGAGTCATCGAACGCATCACCGTATCCGAAGTCGGCGGCAGAGCCTTTGCCGGTTTCAAATACAGTAGTTCCCTCCTCGAATAAATCACCTTTTCCGTCGTCGGATATTCCCCGCCAGTTAAGACTTTCACTTTGGCCGACGTCGGCCGCGCGCTCTTCAGCGTCGCGGCCTCCGCCTGCACCAAAATAATCGTCATCGTAGCTGTGAAAACTTTTCTTATCGCTCATTTAGGCCCTCTTTTTTTCTGCGGAAGCCGCAAGTAGGTCACCAAATTTGCCTTGAATAATATTCTGCACGCGGACACGCTCACTGTCGTCGTCGCCGTCGGCAGAAAAATGATTGCTGATCGTAAACGTCAGCGTTTCCACGCCACCGATTGCGAAGTCGTGCGCAGCTGCGATTAGCTGGCGCGTCGACATGCTTTCGGTGAGCGCGGCAGACAAGCCAGTGGCGTCCTGCCGGATCTTATTCGCCATACCCACAAGCCGTGTGGCGATTTCTTCGGAAATACCGACGCGATTTACAAGCAGCCGGATCTCGTCCTTTTCGCCGAGATACGTCAGCTCGACAACGCGCGGGAAACGATCTCGAATAGCGCGGTCAAGCGCCGACGTACCCGTGTATCCAGCGCCTTCGTTCATCGACGCAAAGAACACGGTTCCCGGACCTACGCAGATCTTATCGCCCTTCTCCTCGAGATACGTGAAACGCCGAGCGTCGAGCAGCGGCATTAGCGTATTGAGCAGGTGCGGATTGGCGCGATTGAGCTCGTCGAGCAGAATCACGTGATTCCCCGCCTCGACAGCCTTCACGAACTGGCTTTCATGCCAAAATACCGTACCGTCTTTTGCCGACTTGTAGCCGAACCAGTCGCGAGCTTCGCGAAGATTCGCGCAGTCCATGATAAGCAGCGGCAGGTTCAACCGCGCCGCAAACTGAATTGCCAGCTCGGTCTTGCCGCAGCCGTGAGGACCGACCAAGTTAACATTCTGCGGGCAATTCTTTCGCGAGATTTGCAGGATCTTAAACAGCTGCCCAACCTGCTCGTCGATAATATAAGTCTCGTCGGGCTTCGGATTGAATACGCCGGCTGCGTCCTTAGTCGCCGGCTCTTCCGCCAGCCGCAGTTGCGCTTTTTCGCCAATAAGCTTATTGAAGCCAAAGTTTACAGTAGCAGTTGACATATCTTCGTCTGTTCCAGTCGTTTCAAGTGTTTCGTCACTGTCCTTTTCGGCTTCTGGCGCCGTTGCGGTCGCAGTCGTTGCTCCCGTCGATGCCGCAGCATCAAGATGGCACCAGCCGTTATTTTCCGGATCTGCCGAAAGCAGTCCGTTTAACATGCGATGATTCGCCTTTAAAATTTCTACAACGGCTTTTACGCCATCCGCGTCATTTACGTCCGTTGAGAGTATTTGCCCCGCTAGCGCCTTATGCACAGCGTCGAGCTGTTTTTGCACACCGGTTGGCACGCTCATCCGGGGAATTGTGGTTGCTAGCATTTTGCAAATCGCTGTAGCGAGATGCCGGAGTACACTATTTGCAGACGCGGTGTTTTCGACTGTTTCGAGTCCGCCCGCTACAATTTCGGCCTTAATGTCGCCCGCCGCTGTTTTTGTCTTTATAGCCGCGTCTTTAGACACAGCGACACCGAAATCAAAATCACGGACTTCAATCTTTTCGTGGTTCTTTGCTGGCCGTCCGCGCGTGGTCGGCATAAGGGCTACGGGCGTCAGGGTTTTGCCGTCTTGCGCGAGATACAGGTACATGGATATTCCTTTGCTAGGGTGTGGGTCAATTCGTCATCTGGTATTTGCCGCAGACTGTCAAGCGGCTGCTTTTTTGCAGGCAAAAAATAACCCCGGCGCAGGTCATTGCGGTTTTTAGCCAGCAATGCCCGCGCCGGGGCTACAAACGCCAGTCGCCAATACGGCGCTAGTTCTGGCTTACTACGTTGTTGTAGAGCCTGAGAGCTGCAAGCGCGCTCTCAAAGCTTCCGGCAGTGCGCATGAGCTTTCCGGCAGCGTTCAGCAGCTGCTCGGTGTCGCCCATTGCGGCTGGCGCGTCTGGTGCGTGGCGGCTGGGCGTGCGCTTCAGGGCTTCACGGCTGCGTTCGGCTCCGTTCGCTTCTGCGTGTACGCGTTTCGTCTTTTCTTTGCCGCGCTTGATCGGCGGAACGCCCATCGCGCGCAACGTAATAGACACTTGTGACGCGTTAACTTCCACGCCCTTTTTTTCCAGCGCGGCAATAATGTCGCGTGGGCGCAACTCGTCTCCCGCCTTTCGGCGCGACTCGATTACTTCGCGAATTGATTCAGCCTTGGTCTTCGCTCCACTAGCTTTCGTTTTAGCCATTTTCTCACCTATTGGTTTTGCCGTTTTACGCCGCATTGTTTTTGCGGTTTCATCGGCGGGTTTATCTTCTTCGTCGTTATCCTCCTCGCCCTCTTCGGCGCTTACTACTTCAGCGTCATCCTCGGCCGTTTCTTCTTCTTCTTCGTCAGTTTCGTCGCTTTCTTCTTCAGCGCTGTCGTCGTCTTCTTCGTCAACTTCGGCGTCTGTTTTCTCTCGCGCGTTTTGCAGATACGTTTCGCAGTCGGCGTCGTCTGTTATGTCGTCGTCCCAGAAACTTTCTGCGCCAGTCGGTCCAATTTGCTTAACCATACAGCTCCCTTAGCTTGCAACTTGAGGTGACTGCTAAACCATACACGACATAATTGCGTGTTTCAACTGCCACCAGCCGGCAAATCTTTTTTTGTTGCTGCCGGCGGAATTGTGCAGTTCGCGCCGCGTAATCGCGACTCGTTCAGTTCTGGCCATAATTGCAGCGAGTGGATGGCGCCAAGAATATTCCACGCCGCATGGCCGAGATCGTCCTCTTCGCGGTCTCCGGCCAAGAATCGAAACAGATGCCGTATTGCGTGATTAATGAGATCAACCGCCGGCATTCCGTTTTCCCAGTTGAACTCGCCAAATTTTTGCGCGCCTTCCGCATATGTTTTTGCGAGCGCTTCCATGCCAATTGGCGAGATCAAATCATAGCGCACATCAGCGCAATCAGAACTCCTGACAGCGCCAGTTGTGTACTTTTTGTAGTCGTTACTCACGTGACTTCTTTTCTGCGTCAGATGGGATGAACGAAAAATAGAGCCTAGGATCATCTACGTATGCGACAGTTCCGTGACAGCCATCTGGCTTTCTGATGACATGCACAACCGGACCATCGAAAAACTGTACGCCAAACTGCTCGAGAAGTTCTGCGTCGTTCCACGTGTCTGCGTATTTGTCTTGCAGATCGTGCCGCACTTCTTCCGCAGATTTTCCCGCGTAATAGCGGTTTAGGCGCTCTATTATTAGTTGATCTTCAGTTAGCGCTTTTTCCGCAATCAATTCCGTCATTTTGCCCCCTGTTGTGTCTGTTGCTCATCTAGTTGCTGCTTGATATTTTGCAGGGCGGCGGCATTTGTTCGCAGTTCTGTTACCAGATTTACGGCCATGCGATCAAATGCCTTCATCTGATTTACCATATCTCTGTGGACATCAACGCTGAACGCCGTTAACCGACCGAGCATCTGAATGAGCCCGGCAAGATACGGCTGCGTCTCGTCGCGCAATCTTAATACGCCGGTCGGAACGTTTTCAAGAGCTGGCGCCCATAGCGGGATAATAGCGACAGCTTGCAGCTCAGGAATTTGTTTGAGCGTTTTTTCGGCAAAAGCATTGGCTTCGGCAAAAAATCGAATATCGCACGCAATATCGTCTGATTCGATTTTGTTTCCAGTTACGTCAGGGACCGTCGGTTGTTGGGGGTTCATAGCGCATCCTTGCGGGTATTAGGCCGTCTATTAGATTTGACGCCCGCGTTGCTGCTAAGCCATACACAACGACGCGCGCCGTGCTAGCAAACATACCCCCCAGCCAATCTGCTGACAATAGCCCGACAAATAAATAGATCGGGACGTGGTAGCTTTTGCAGAATGGACAGTTCAATAATTCTGTCCAGAATGCAGCAAAAGAACCTTCAGGCGCAATGTCCTGCCTGGCTTGCGTGTAAGCGCGTGCAGTGGCGAATATGTTGCCTTTGTGCCAGACTTCAATAATTGCGCCCGTGGCCAGAATTACAGCGCATAAATCGATGGGCGCGATCATATTTATTTCCTGCGCCGGCGTTTAGATGCTGTGTCTGCGCCGTTTGTTAGCGCAAGACAAAAATAAATGGCGGTTACCGCGGCACAAATACCTGTCCAGCCGAGAAATGGAAAACAAATCAGTGCCGATACGCCAAGCAATCCTGCAAATCCTATAAACGTTTCATTTACATTGTTCATTAACTCACGTACTCATCGCCGAAAGGCCACACAACGGTGCGCCCGGCGTCTGGCGGTGGACTTCCGTTGGTGGGCCGCTGCGTAGCTGGAATGGGCAGCGGGGGCTCAAGTTTCAAACTGTGCACAGGATTATTGTCGAGGGCAATATAGGGCCCCGGACCGCGAACTGTTTCGCGCATACCGGGTTGGCGGCGTTCTTGATATAATTTGGCGCTTTTGCTAATTCTTGGCATAAGATAACCTTCGGATAAATAGCTGGGGTGAGTTACTTCCCAGTATACTCACCCCAGCTAACGTCGCAATTAATTAGCGATCATCCGGAGAGATGAGATAGAAAAATCCGATCAGTATCTGTAGCACGCCCATAAACAGCGCGCATATGCCCCCAATAAATGTAGCGCCAGTTAAATTCACCCCATCCTCGAGCCACTGCAATTCTGCGTCGTTCTCGTCGCGATAGTAGTTACCACTTTCGAAACGACCCATATGTCACCAAATATCTTGCAAGACGCCGACGTCTCGCGTGAACAAGGAGTTGAACTACCTAACACCGGTATTCAATCGCTTATTCAAGAATTGATGTCTATTGATTGTACCGACGCGCATTCCTTTAACGCGCGGTCAACCCTTTTAACGGAATTGGCTAACAAGAAATTTTTCCCATCCTTAGAGCCAATTCTGCCGCTTGTCTTGAACTTAAATGGGCGGCCATATTCTCTAATTTCACACTACCCGTTCGCCCCATTATTCCGTTTGCTCATGCCTAAAAACATGGTGCTAAAAACTGGGCGACAGGTCTCTAAATCAACATCACTAGCGGCACACGGAGTTGTGCTCGCCAATTGCATTCCGTATTTCAAAACGTTGTACGTCACGCCGCTGTACGAGCAGATTCGGCGTTTTAGCAATAACTATGTGCGCTCTTTTATTGACCAGTCTCCGATTAAAGCACAGTGGTCCGGCACAGACACCGAGAACAATGTGTTACAGCGGTCTTTCAAGAATAAGAGCATCATGCTGTTCAGTTTCGCATTGCTCGACGCTGACCGCGTCCGCGGCGTGAGCACGGATCGCGTGGTATTAGACGAAATTCAAGATATGGATCCAGACCATATTCCGATTATTCAAGAAACGATGTCTTATAGCCGTTTCGCCATGACACACATGGCCGGGACGCCGAAGAGTCTCGACAACCCGCTCGAGGGCGCGTACAAGCGCTCAAGCGCAGCTGAATGGTTCATTCCTTGTCAGTCATGTCGGCACTGGAACATACCGTCGATAGACCACGATCTTGACGCCATGATCGGGCCGTACAACATACACATCAGCGAGAAGAACCCCGGAACTGTGTGCGCAAAATGCCGTAAGTCTATAAATCCGCGAGATGGGCGCTGGGTGCACAGACACCCTGAGCGTCGCTGGCAGTTTGCTGGTTATCATGTGCCGCAGCTCATTTTGCCGCTTCATTTCGGTGATGCCGAAAAGTGGAGCACGCTTTTAATGAAGCGCGAAGGTTTTGGCAATATGACGCAGGCACAGTTCTACAACGAAGTTTTAGGCGAATCAGTTGACGCCGGGCAGAAGCTTATTACAGAGACAGAATTGAAGGCGGCGTGCATTCTGCCAATCACAAACAACCGAGAGCCAGACCCCGAAATCATGGACCGTCTGCGACACTACAAGCATCGCGTGCTGGCGATCGACTGGGGCGGTGGTGGCGAAGAAGGAATTTCGTTCACCGTGATTGTGTTACTCGGCTTTCTTCCGGACGGCACAATCGACGTGCTTTGGGGCAAACGTATTCTGCTTGGCGCCGCACACTTGGCCGAAGCCGCCGAATGCATGAAATGGGCCAAGGAATTTAACATAGACTATGTTGCGCATGACTACACAGGCGCCGGCACCGTGCGCGAAACAGTTATGGTGCAAGCTGGTTTTAATTTAGACAATGTGATGGCTGTCAGGCTCGTGCGGGCGGCGAGCCAGGACATTATGGTGTTTAAGCCATCCACGCCTATTAACCACAGGCAACATTATTCGTTGGATAAA